CCTTGTATAGTTTCTTTTCAAGCCTGTCAAGGATCGCTTCACGGCTCATATACGGCTGTTCGACTGTGTGCTGTTGAATCTGCTGATCTCCTCTTAAGGTTGCAGCATGAAGCTTTCTCAACTTTTCAAGCATTTCTATGAGATCCAGATCATTCATTCCGCCGGCATTGGTTACTGTCCAATACAAGAAATTCATTTCATCGGTGTCATTGCAGTACCCGGACTGGATAAGATCGATTGCATCGATGGTATTCTTAAGACCTACTAACTCACTCTGATGCTGTTCGTTTGCGTAGAGAGGAACAATCGGGAATGTGGGATAATTGATTCCGTCTGCTATTTCCTCTCCGTCTACTTCCGTTCTATTGACCTTAAGGATATAGGCTCTCTTTGGAGTATAAACCTCTGTCTCCGCTTCTGCTCTCTGAATATATCCGGTATATCCGTCCAATTCATACAGAACGGCTCTTAATGGCTTTGTGGAATCTATCTGCCAGAAACGGATTCCTAACTTTACCATTCCGTCTTCTTCATCTTCAAGACCAAAGAACTGCGTTGCTTTGAAGATATCCACATGGTCTTTGTTATAAAAACCCCATGATACACCTGCAATCTGCGCCCATCTATGAAGCTTGCATAATCTTCGGTCAAAAGACTTACCAAGAGTTTTGCCGCCTATCTTGTCATCACTTGCCCATGTGCATCCATTGCTCAAAAGTGTGGAAGTAGCCTGTTTAACATCACGTCCGAAGAAGCCATCTGCTATCTTGTGATTAGCAGAAACAAGATCTGGTACAGCCTCGTTGAATTGGTTATAAATAACCTTTCTCGCCGTTTCAATGACTTCATTCTTTCCGTCATAGTAGGTTTGAGCTGTCACCGCAAATTTATAAAGGTCACTGTTCTTATAGTCATTAATGGCTGCAAATACAAATGCCATTCTTTCTTTTTCGCTCTTGTCAGCCACTTCAAGCCAATCCTGATAGGTCTTCATATCCCGGTCTCCTTTCGAGCCTTCATTTTTGATTATAACTTAAAACCTTCCAAAATATGATACATTATCATTCTCGTCTTTTTCATCCCATAATTGCCTTATGCAAGATGCAAGGCTGTCCGGCGCATCATCATGTTCTGCATTTTCATTGAATTCAAGGATCTCGTCGATGTATTCCTGATCTGTCCCCTCGACAAATACTATTCTATCCCATACACCCTTGAGATATGTAACGATTTTAAGATATTTGTTCATATCTTCCCAATAGGTGATTACATTTCTCTCGCCTTGATCTTCTAATTCTTTTCTCAAATATCCCTTATCAGCGTTAGTCTCGCAAAGAATGCACCTTGTATTGAATCTTGCCTTTTCTGCTCTAATTATATCAAGGCAATCATCAACGTGCTTTTTCCACTTCTTGCCATAAACATAATACTTGCCTTCCGCCTTACGGCAAATAGTAAAGGCTGTGGAATCCTCGCCGCCGTATGCAGCATCAATATGGCTATACCTCGCCTGTTGTACTTTGACGGGATCCCCATTAAGCACCGGATCGGAGAAGATAACATCCTCGGAGGCTATATGTCGCAATTCGTAGTTTGCGGCAAACAAAGAAGCAGGAAGATCCTTCTTCTTTTTCGCAATTTCCTCTTCGGTCATAATGCCTGTTGAATAGCAGTCATATCTTTCAGGCTCCGGCATCTTGGTAAATGCGTCGTCTGGATGCCACGGAGTTCCTGTGTTGGTAATCTTACCGCCGGGAATCTTGATATTCTGCAATTCATCATAAATCTGCTTTGTATGCTCTCGCTCTGCCCGGCTCAATCTATCCTCGATATTTACAATATCATCCGTGAAGATATAATCGTAGTGCTTACCTGTCAATGACGATTTAATACCCATTCCGGTTAATTGGGATGTTCCCTTGATGTCAGTTGTCAAATTCGTTGAGATTTCGGTTGAATTGTTGACATTAAGGGTAATCGTGACACCATAAATGCACATTACAAAATACTGCGTTACAGGATGCAAAAGGATATTTTTGACCTGTTGGATGATCTCTTTTACGTCATCATCGGTCTTTCTCATAAAGAGTGTACGTTTATTCGGTCTTAAAATAATGATCAAAGCAAGAGCGACCGACACCGAAGTTGTCTTGTAAGAATTTCGGTGAGCCTGCTTCGTAGTGTCTATGCCATCATCTCGAATGAAGTCTTTGATCCATTTATTATGCAGCTTGGTCAATTTAGTAAAACCAAGCATATGAGCATATTTATATGGCTTTGTCTTAAGGAACTGAACACATTCAGCTCTACTCTTCATCATCCGCCTCGTTCATCATCTTCTCAACTTCATCAATAGTCGCCTGATCCACTTCGGATATCATCACCCGGTCAACAGGCTTCTGTCCTGCAGTATCTCTTACCAACTCGAAAGCCTTAAGGTCTCCGGCAAGAGCCTTCTTGAATAATGTTGATGCCAATGCTTCTGCACCGCTTGCCTTGTTCCCTTTTTTGTCGGTGTAGTCCTTTTCAAGCAGGATATCAAGGCAGTCTTTGAGCAGTTTTTTCTTTCTTCTGACCTCTCCTGACTTCTTTCCGCCCTTCGATGCGTTTCTCCTAACTTCTTCCTTACTTCGCTTGTTTGTAGGAATCAAGTTCTCATGACCTTTATTTTTAGCTGTCGCTGCCATCTGCTTCACTCCATTCCGGTAAATCCCAATCAATGCCGTAGCGGTCAATTATTGCCTTAAAATCTTCTATATCGTGAGGATTTATACCATATTTCTCTGTTCCATTGTCTTTTGTATCTATTTTAACATGGAGCAGTTCATGGAATATGAGAATGCGTAATTGGTCATCAGAGAATGTAATTACATTCGGTTCAAAGACAGTAATAGTGAAATCTGCAGGTATTGCCCATTTATACTTCGGGTCTATTTTCTCGCATTGACCGCCAACAGGCCTGCCTTTACTCTTCATCGGCTTATCTGAAGAAAGATATACAATCGTAGCTTCGCTCTGCTTTATGCTTTCGAGCAAAGGCTCGGTCTTAATCAGATCGGCAGCGATTTCCGCATATTTCTCGTTCAATTCTCTGTGTTCTATCATGAGAACCCCCTTTTGAACGATTATAAACGGAAATTCGTGTTAATTCAATTTAACTGCCTTCTGCCCGGTGAAATCTTCCCATCTTTTTACTATTGCATCTATGTAACGAGGGTCTAATTCCATCATACGGCATTTTCTGTGTGTCTGTTCGGCTGCCATTAGTGTTGTACCAGATCCACCGAACAAGTCTAATATTATATTATCCTTATCGCTCGAATTAGTGATTGCTCTGGCAACAAGTGAAACAGGCTTCATCATAGGATGAATATCTGATTTTGAAGGTCTTTCAAAATCCCATACATCAGATTGCTTTCTATCTTTGAGCGGACAAAGCCTTTTTGATCCTGACTTCCATCCGTACCATATAGGCTCATATTTGGTGTGATAATCCTTTCTCGATAATACAAGCCTGTCTTTATTCCATATAATCGTACTGCTCCAATGATAGTCATTCATAGCAAGAGTAAGCATCATATTGCCCCATTCCTGTGCAGACATAACAACATAAGTCATAGCACCGCTTTTTGATGCTTGATTCATACATTCAAAACTATTTAACATGAAGGTTTTGAATTCTTCTGTCCCCATAAAGTCGTTAAGAATCTTACGAGGTTTATAGCCCTGCGGATTATCTTCTTCCTGATCTCCATAATTGACATTCCACGGCGGATCTGTAAAGACCATATCAGCGAGTTCTCCATCCATAAGCCTATCAATATCTTCTTTATTGGTACTGTCGCCACATAAAAGAAGATGATTTCCAAGCTTATAGAAATCACCTAATTTTGATATAGGCTCTTCCGGTAATTCTGGTGCTTCATCCTCTATTATTTCATCGTCTTCGGGTTCTTCTATGGTAAAATCTTCGAATCCGAAGTCTCCCATGTCAATATCGAGAATGTTATTTATTTCTTCGGTAAGGATCTCGAGGTCAAAACCGCTGTTCATCGTAAGCTGATTATGAGCAAGCATATAAGCTCTGCGCTGTTCGTCTGTCAGTTCATCAAGGCGGATGATCGGTATTTCCTTCATTTTCATCTGCTTGGCAGCAAGAAGCCTTCCGTGTCCTTCGATGATTTCATTGTCATGCCATACGGCAATAGGATCATTAAATCCAAATTGCTTGATAGAGGTCTTTATCTGGTCTATCTGTTCCTGTGGATGCAACTTGGCATTTCTCTTGTAAGGCTTTATGTCTTTGATCGGGATATATTCAATCTTAAGTGTTGCGCTCATTTTTCCGCACCTCCACCAAGATTGTCCGAATAATAAAACACCCCAACAATGAAGTCAGGGTGCTATTTTAATGCATCTTTGTGATTATTATCTCTGTTCTTGGGTTATCCTTATCTACATAAACCCGGCTCCCGTCATGCCCGGCAAGGATCGTAAAAGCATCATCCTTGATTATGCCGTACTTTACCAAAACATCATCGATAGCTTCAAGAAGATTGGTGAGATCACACCGGACTGCATTCTTTCTGTAGAATCTACACTCGATATTCACAGGGTAGTCAATAGGACGGACTGGCTTCTTAAGAAACCATCTTGCATCCTGTTCATAGAGTTTGTATTTTGCATTCTGTGCTATAAAAGGCTTACCTGTTTTGCCGTTAATCAATACCTGCTGATTGTTTTTCTTTGTTCTCGGGTTGAGCGGTATCGTCGCTTGATATATAACCTCACTCATGCTTCAACTCTTCTATCTTCCATGTACTCGGCAAATGTAGAATGTTGTAATCGCATACGCAATGAGCCTTCAGGATGCTGTCGTTCTTATTCCCGATATTTAAAGGACAGTCTGTGCATACATGATTTCTGCAATAATTGGCTATGTTCTTGGCTGATAAAATCAAAGCCTGCTCTGTCGGTGTCATTCTTCTGCCTCCTTATTTAATATAATCTTTTCTGGATGGCGAGGGGGAATATAGGGGAAAGATATAGGAATTCTACTATCCTTATTAGTAAACCACGTTTCGCCACCATCGTCGGAGAATATTTTGCCATCAATATTATATGCCCCATCTTTATCTTTGAAGATCGCACTATACCTCTTGTTCTGATACAATCCATCTGACACTTCATTCCACTCATCATCTTCCCCCGTAAGTGGTGTTAAAGGTAGATAATGAGCCAGTCTATCAAATGCGTTTAATACATAAGCAGCAGTATTATTGCTATGATTCTGTTTGCATAGAACTTCTAATAATTCTAATATACAGGCATCCATATAATGCTGGAGACCCTCTTCATCGTGTTCGATCCTTGCTAATTCACTTTTTGCCCATTCAATCATTCTTCTGCCTCCTGTTCTTCTTCCTTCTGCTTCTCCTCTCCAATATGATCCCAGTATTCTTGGTGAGAATCTTTCTTCTGTTCCTCTAAATATTCACGACATGCTTCTTGAAATTTAGGATCATCAATAGTTTCAATAATTGAATTAACAGCCTTTGCCGCCGCTTCTGCAATAGCGAATAAAGGGTTTCCATCGTGCAAGCCATCCTTGTAGCCTGCGTTATAACCTTCATCATAACCACCTCTTCGGATTCTTCTCTCTTTTCTTGTGTAGTGCTTCATTCTTCCCTCCTTATCAACTCATAACAAATCGTATCGTGATATTCGCCTTTATAATCTCTGATGTTATCGGTAAATTTAATTCCGTGCCAATACCACTTTTTGCTTTTCTCGACTACTTCCATTATTCGCCAATACTTGAACTCCGCAGGATTGCCCTCAACGCATCGGAAGTCTATTCTATGAAGATTGAAGGATTCTATCAGTTGGATCACTTCTCGAATAGCATTTGCAATCGTTCTTGTAGCCACACCGTCTATTTCCACAAAAGCATCACTAAATCGAATAAGGCTGAAATTGTATGCCATAGAACAATACCAATCCACTCGGAATGAAATATAGCCAATTAAATGCTCTTGGCAAACGATAGCAAACGCATACTTATCTCCCTCGGTCTTAACCTCCATATCGTAGTTATCAATCGAGCCGGTGTACCAGAGGTACTTGTCTGTGTAATGGATCTTCTTGAACTCTCGTTCTATTTCTTCTTTATATGTGATTGCTGGAACTATCATTATTTGCCTCCTAAATGTGTTGCGTGGAAATATTCACTCACCACCTTCTTACATTCCTCTTTTATTTCATATGGGGGTTCGTATGATTTATATGTTTCATAATATGGGCATTCTTTGCCATAGCATTCCTCAAAGTATTCCCGAGAACTTCCATCAATAACATCAATCTGTATTCTATATGGACACTTCATTCCGCACCGCCTTTCTTATATGGTTCGGGTTTATATTGCCAAGCAATTACATATTCGTCCATTATTTCTGCACCAAACCAAAAATGTGGTTTATCGTGTCCTATTGGTTTTCCAAATTTATATGCTCTAACATCTCCCCAAATAGTCGTGCATAGCACTTCTTCAAAATCAAAAACAAAATCACTACCTGATGGATTAAACAATTTTTCTTCGGGCAATCCCTCACTACAAGGTATCCACTCTTGCGGTCTTTCTTCTGTCTGGATCACCAACTCGCCATTCTTAATAGGTTCAATTATTCTCTCATCAACAATCCGGTCTAACTTATCTTTATCGAATTTAACGATTGCGTACGGCATTACATCCACCGCCGGGGCATTGTCGACCATACCAATAATGTCGTACTCACAAAACATATCGCCTCGGTCTAATATCTCTTGATATCTGGCTCGTAAAGCACTACGGCTGATTAAATCGTTATTCATCGTTTGCTCTCCTCCCTCGCCAACCTGTCGGAATTCCCGACAGAATCAATTCCCGACAGGATCACAGGTTCACTTGTTGAATTTTCTATCTCCTTATTGACCTTGATAATCTCTAATAACATTTCATCATCAAGGTCAATAATTATCCTTGCAACAAGCATCTTCAACCTATTAACCATATTCTGCTCACTATTAGTCATTGTTTGCCTCCTTATTTATGATTATTCTGCCGTCAATTTCGAGATATGAAATATCGTCAACATCTATCTTTGTTTTCCCTATAATTAAATAACCACCCGATGCTTCAATCGAAACTCGTTCTTCTGGATTTACAAATGTATAAGACTTTACATATTTCGAAAACTCTATATGTTTAAAATTCAAAAAGCGACATTCAGGATTACTACATTTAGGGTCTGCATTTTCGGGCCTTTCATACCCATCACAATTACTGTTATCATCGCAAAACCAATATCCCGAATAATATTGTATATTTTTTCCATATTCATAATCAGGGCTGCCGCAAAAAGGTTGAAAATATCGGCATTTAATTTCAGTCATTCTCTTCCTCCTGCTGGTTAATTATCCTCTGGATCTGTCTATCGAGCTTTCCATCTCTGATCTTCTCGATCATTTGATTTTCGGCAGCGGTATTCAGATATTTAATCTGTTCAATCATGATTTCCACATCGGCTATTTCCTCCAATGTGAGCTTAAATGAGCCACCTCTTCTGTACTTACTGATCGCCTGCACCAACTCCGCACATTCCTCTTGTAAGATATCCAGTTGGGATTCTTTACCATAATAATTAGCTATCTTCTTTATTCTTTCATCCATCATTCTTCCTCTTTACACATCAGCTCTGATACATATTACTTTCTTCCAATAAGGCTCATACTTTGCCAATTCCGCTTTTACTATGTTATCGAACTCCGCATCTGACAAATTCTCATATCGTTCATCATCAGCAAGCCGATTTTCGAGATCCTCCTCTAATTCATCACGATCAACATAGATTCTTTCATCGTTGATATCCTGCTCACAATCAAGAATCTCTCCAATGCAAAAGCTCAAACAAGGAGCATACCACCACACGAAATCATCATCAGCACAAACCTCATTACTACACATGACAACTATTGGATAATCTGGATGTTCTGCTATCAATGCTTTCAATTCATCCGTTTGTTTAATAAACATATCTAAAGGTTTAAATTTCATCTTCTTACCTCCTTATAAACCTTCAAATGGACATTCCCCATTCTCATCCAAGCCATTGCACAAATCGTGATATAAGATGCAATGCTCAAACCTGCATGGAGCTTCTTCGCCTACATCGCCTTGTATGAGCTTCTGTGGTGCTTCTATAGCAGGCTGTATCTCCTGACCGTAAATCATCTGCCCTTTATTGATACATCCTCTGATATCGGAAATAGCAGGAAAATATCTTGATGTATTAATATGATGCCTTGCCGCCTTGAAGATCGTTCCTGCATCTTCTGTCCCGAATTCTCTCTCCCATGTATCAACGATGCCATCCGGATCAGTAATATTCTTTATGTAATATGGATATGCCTTTAGTAGTTCTTCAAGAAGGTCTGTGATTTCTTCTCTGGTCATATTCTACCTTGCCTCCTCTTCATTTCCGTGAATGGATTAACGAATTCCTGCGGTTTATTCTGACCGATAGGCTTTCCATAATCATTCCTCTCCCATGTCCGGACACAAGCCTTCCAATCGACCATTTTATTTTTTCCTACCTTCCATCCGTTCGAAGAATAGTAATCAACAAACTTCTGCGGATCAACATTGTTCTTTCTTTCAAGACAATAAGCCTTTACTTCATCTAACGAAGGAGGAACAAATCGTGATGTCTTCGGTTTGGTTTCCACAAAATCTATATCATCTATCTCTATACTCTTATTCTTATTCTTACTCTTATTCTTACTCTCGTTATTATTTGTAACGCTTTCCGTTATGTGTGCGTTACATTCCGTAACGATTGCGTTATTTTCTGTAACGGATTCCGTTATATTGCCGTTACATTCTGTAACGATAGCATGATTCTCTCGGAATCTTCTTTGCCTGTTTGCGTTGGGATTATTAGCCATGCTGCCGATCATCTTCTCGACTTCGGACATATAGATTGTGCCATCTTCTACGATTTCCAACATATGCAATTCAGTAAATACCTTCATAGCTGATCTTACGATATCGATGTTGGTATTAGTGATCGTAGCAAGCATCTGCTCGTTGTATGGAATGGTGTCTGTGAATTTCAATTCTCCAGAATGGCTAATGCTCTCAAGAAGAAGCTTCAGATAGAAAAGAACATACTCTTTACCATTAGGCATATTCTCGACAACCATGATATCGGATCTCTTGAAAAAATCACGTTGAAGCTTAAGCCAATAATATTTACTCTCGGTCATATTACCTCCTGTAAAAGAAAACCCTTCGGAAGGTCGAGTTCCAAAGGGTGTAGGTCTGTATCAAGTCCGTATCGTCTCGACCTCGATACAGACCATCTGTGTACTATTGATTATACCATTATTCGTGTTATAATCAAAGTGTCATTGGTATCTATGTTTTATTTTGCTTTTAGGTACTATTCCCCAGATCTTTGATCCGGGGAATGTTTTTATCAAAAAATAATGTCATCATTATCTGTAGGTTGATAATTCTGATTATTTCCAGATGATTCTACGAATTCCGCTTCATCGACAACTATCTCGGTGACATATACCTTCTTGCCATCCTTATCATCGTAGTTCCTTGTCTGAATACTTCCTATAACAGCAATTTTCGAACCTTTATGGAAGTAAGAACTGATGAAATTTGCTGTCTGTCTCCATGCAACGCAGTTAATAAAATCTGCCTGCCTCTGACCGTTCGCATCCTTGAAGCTTCTGTCAACTGCAAGAATAAACTTGCATACCGATATGGAAGAAGATGTTGTCTTTACTTCCGGTTCTTTAGTGAGCCTGCCAATCAGTATTACTTTATTCATATGTACATATCCTCCATATCCTCTCTTGCTGCATCTCTCTTCTCAAGCAATTCTACCAACTCCTGATGTGTCTTCCCATCATATGGATGCCTGTCGAAATATTCTTTCAAGGCTTTTTCGATCATCTCGTTTTCGGAACATCCTATGATCTTACATCTTCTTCTCAATTCGGCTAATATTGCCGGTATAGGAGCAACATCCTTCTTTTCTTCTTCTTTATGGTTATTAACAATGTGATTCCATATTCTTTTGGCATCATTCAGGCTATAAATGAACAACTCCTTCGGCTGTCCATCATCTCTATATCCGGCAAATTCCTTTCTTGTAGGCTTAATATCCATATCTCTGATTACTGATCCGACATACTTTGAAGCTGAATCGATATCCTTCCATCTATTCGGATATATTGCCATAAGCTTACGAGCGATATCCTTCCTTTTATATTCCTTTGCCTCTGACGGCTTCTCTGTAGTTTCAAGCGATTCAATGGATATCTGACCGCTCTTCCTTCTGCTCCAATGAGAACCGATATATTCGATCATTCTCAAGGCATCCGTTCTTGTATAAAGAAGAGGTCTGCCATTGTTGACAGGGAACATCTTAAACTCTCTCGATATGATGCCTCTGATATGATTCCTACAGGAATGTACATCCTTCCATCTGTCCGGAAACTGTGAGATCAGGCAATTAGCGATCTCCTCTACTGATACTGTCTCATTAAGACCAAAATATTCTGCCATAATAACTCCTCCTTAATCTTCTATCGGAAAAGGAAGCTGTAATTCCTCATCCTGTACCATCTGTGCCTGTGCTTCCTGCTCCTGCTTTGTAGCACTTCCGCAAGCCATGCACATCACCTTACCGAATCTCTTCATCGTAGCATTAGCTATCTGCTGAGGTGTATTGCCATTGAAAGGCTGAATAGGCTTACCGCATCTCTGGCAAATGATCTGATCTGCAGCAGGAGCTTTCTTTGCCGGTGCTTTCTTTGTAGGAGCTGGTTCTTCTGCTGGTACATCAGAGGAATCGGGAATATCCTCGCCAGCATAGATATACAAACCTAAACCGAACATCGCCAGATTCTTTACCAAGCATCGCATGATGGTCTTATTCACATCAAACATCGTAGCCGGCTGAACAGTAAATGTATTATATTTGGTCTTTACCTCGTAAGGTTCTGATTTCATTGCTCTATTGTTCCCATCCATTACAGGAAGCCACATTTCATGAGTGATACCTTCGATTGTTACTTTGGTGTAAACCATGAAGCCTGTGAGTGGATCGTAAGCATAAGGAATGCCATTGAATTTCTCGATTTCATATGTGGCATCTGGATATGCCTTCTTGACCTCTGCCCATGCCCATGCCCATGAAAGGTATGTGAGCTTAACCTTGCCTGTGTCTTTTACTTCTGTGTGATCATTTACATTGATAGCACTCAGAATCTCGAATGCTGATTTCTTACTATTAGAAGCCGCCATACTTCACTTCCTCCTTTGGTTCGGGTAATTCTTCTGTGTCCCACGGATCATCGAGATCGATGCTCTTATCCTCTGCCTGCCTCTCGATGATCTTGTCCATCTCGGTCTCCTTGATGAACAGGAACATTCCGGTCGCTCCAAGACCTGCCCCAAGCAATACTCCGATTGCTAATGCGATTGTAACTCCCATGTTATCCTCCTTATTTGATCTGAAGATTCTGCTTCTCTTCGATGTGAGCAATGCCGTCGAGGTTTTTTCCTGATTCGATATCAGCCTTGAGAGCCTTTCTATCGATCTTCGGCTCTTGTGCGATCAGATATTCAGAAGGAATGTTCTCGATGTATGCCTCATCGATAACGACAGCCTTTGATTTACGGAAGGAAAAGCACACTCTTGCTGATTCGAACTTCTGTCCGTTGAGATTAGAAACCACATATGCCTTGAGCCTTTCAATCTCATTCTCCTTAACCTTCCTTCTGGAATAAAGAGCCTGCTCCTCTTCCTTGAGAGCCTTTGCCTCTGCTTCGAGATTTTTGATGAAGCATCCAATATTATCAAGCTTCTCGTCTCTTGCCATCTGAAGATCGTTCAGAGCCTGCATTGCATCATCCGGTATCTCACCTGTTTCTTCATCTACCTGTGCATAGATATTAAGGATAGCATCCTCAATTGCCTTATTGATCTCATAAAGTGTCATTGGTATCTCCTTTCTTACATTGATCCTTTGATCAGATCCCACATATCAGCATCCGGGACATTAAACAGCTTCTGAATATTGCTCCAAACGTTGACCTTGCCTCTTGTCTTTCCTTGCTCGATTGCTGCATATTGATTAGTTGGAATCCCCAACTTACATGCGCATTCAATCTGGGATAGACCTGCTTCATTCCGTAGAATGTATAGCTTCTTGTTTTTCGCTATAAGTGCGCCCATGT